TCAATGCTATTAGTCATGTTGCAAATGCTCGCCTGCGTCCGAGGTAAAGGCGCAAGATACGGAGGTGTCCCGTGGACACAGTAATCACAGCGTCGGGGCCAGAGGCCCCATCCACCGAAACAGAAAGTCCTGGTCAGGCTCCAGGCGTGGGGGATGTGGACCCCAATACCGGATCACCATCCGGAGAGCCCGAGGGCGGTACTCCGCAAGGGGATACCGAAAGCGGCCAAGGTCAAGCGGCATCTGGGCGGAAACGATGGAGCATTCAGGACGAAGTAAAAGAACTGCGTGCTCAAAGACGGGAACTCCGGCAAAGTCTCGCTGAACGCGAAGAAGTGTTTCGCAGTTTTCAGGACGAACTACGAGCTTTGCGGGAGGCCCAAAAGCGCCGAGAACAGCTTGATATTGCCAAAACTCCTGCGAATTTCTGGCAGGACCCTGAAGCGAAACTCAACGAACTCAAAGAGGAAATTTCCAAGTCCCAGGTGGGGCTCATGGAAGCGTTTCATCGGACGAGGGAAGAAGAGTTTCAGCGGCAGGCGTTGCGCCAGGAACAGGAGTCAGCCGTTGAATTCATACGGTCTCAGCCAGGCTACAACTCGCAGGATGATGAGGACTTGATCGCGATCATTGAGGACATCCCGAACCGACAGTATCAGTCGCCGAAGTTTGTCGCGGAGCACGCCTGGTTGAAGTTGCAGGCGCAACGCGGCGTAGTTGACAGGTCTCTGGCCAAAGCCAGGGCCTCTGGCGTTCAGGGACAGCCCCCAGGAGTGGGTTTTGGACGGAAGATGTGGCAGAAGGCTGATTTTGACGCCGCTGTCGACATGCTCGAAAAGAACCCTACTGATCCGAAGAATGTCGAACTCATGAACGAGTTGATGGCCGCGCATAAAGAAGGGCGTGTGAAGTAATCAAAATCGAAGGGGCCTTAAATGGCTAACGAAACAGGACTATCAAACGTATCAGGATCAGTACCCAAGCTATGGCGTGTCAAAGCGCTCAAAGCCCGATACGCAGAATCAAAGGCTTGGAAGTTGTTTATCAACGGCGTGGAAGGTGATCCCAACGTCAAAGGGGCGATTACGAGGATGGGCGATACCGTCCACTTCCAAATCTTTCCCGTCTTGACGGTGGTCGATATTTCCACGACGGACGGAACGTTCACCAATAACCAAGTCATTCCAACGGATGTCACCATCACCATCAACAAATGGAAAGGTGTTCCGGCGGACTTGGTGGACATCGCGGGGATTCAGTCGGTGCTGGATTGGGAGGCCGAGTTTGCGGATGCGTTTGGCAAAGCCATTTCGCAACAGCAGGACGTTGACCTCTTGAACTTAGCGCAAAGCGCGACGTGGACGTATGTCATTGGCGGAGCTGTTCCGTTCGCTGACGGATTGATCCTTCAAGCGCAACGGACCTTGGATGACGCGAAGATTCCCAAGGAAGATCGTCACTGGGTGATTTCGCCCGTGGCGGAATCGGACATTCTGGGCGTTGACAAGTTTGTGCTTGCCAACACCACAGGATTCACGAAGGGTCTTCAGGTCGATGGTGGCCGCATTACAGGCCTTTATGGGACAGATGTCACGGTGACGCCTCTGGTGAACAACACCTCAGCGATCCGCTATAACATCTTGTCTCACAAAGAAGCCTTGGGTACGGTCATGCAAAAGAACTTCACAATGGAGAAGTTTGCTCGCGTTCGGTTCAGCCAGCCTTATGCAGGGTCAGCCCTGTACGGGATCGCTCAGCTCCGAAACGATCACGCTGTCATTGTGAAGACAAGCGCATAAGGGGGAACCATGAAAGTATTCAACCGAATCATGATGGGTCTGCTCTTGGCGTTTGGGCTTATGTGCTGGGTGTCATTATCCCAGGCAGGAAGTCTTCCGAGGTCTCCGAAAGAAGTATTTGTATCGTCCTACACGACGGGAGCGTATTTGATTACGCCTGTCATCAGCACGAATGCCACGGGTAACGCGGCGTTCCAGCCTGGTGCGGTGTATCAAATCCAGCTTGCCACCGGCGCGGCGAACGAATACGTCGTTCTTGTAGACTCTGGAAACTGCGACAACGTGACGGCGACGGTAGCCAAAACATCGCTCGGCGTTGGCGCGGCCTTCTTAACTTCGCGGGTTTTCTTTAGCTCGGTGTCACTCAACACCGACTTCAAGTACGACCCACCGTTATTTTTCCATAACGGTCTTTGTGCGATTGATTCTGCCGTTACAGGGCAGTTTGCGATCACCTACGAACTTGGAAGGAACATCTCAGGCAACTAACTCAATTCCTTGGGGGGCGGCGTATGTTAGCGTCGCCTCCCAGGGGTTGTTTTTGTAATTATGTGTCCTCGATGCGGAAAGCCAACGGCGACGTTTATCTTGGTGGGCGATCAGTTGATCTGTCGTTTTTGTGCTGGAGTGGTGGAGCCGATGGGATGCAGGCCGTTTGAGTTTGGGGTGGAAAACCCAACAGACCCGAAAGGATCGACGGCGCACGTGCGCGACATCAAAGCGCGGAGGATTGATCCTGTGACGAAAACGCTTTTTTACTACCAGACACCGAAGACGTACTTCTTTCCAAAATAGGAGGCATTATGGGAGCACAAATGACGGATGCAATGAAGGCAGGCAAGGCAATCCAAGTCGAGATGGTGCAATGGGAAGGCCGCGTGGAGAATCTGAAGGCCGAAGTCGAACGTCTGACCAAGACCAAAGACGCACTTCAGGGCGAAATCGACAAAAAGACAGCGGATTACAATATCTACCTGGCCCAACGGGATTCTGAAACCAAACGGCAACGGGATGAATCCATGGCAATCCGAAGCCAGATTGACCAGGAGAAAGCGGAGTTTCTTGGCATCTTAAAACAGCACCAAGCAGACAAGGCGGCTTTTGAGAAGGCGAAAAGCGATACGGAGAACGATAAACTCAAAATCGAAGACCGCATGAACGCCATTCGCACATTTATCGGGGCAGTGCAGAGGGCCTTGAGCGTTCTTGGTTTGTAATGACCGCCCTTTCCACTCTTCGGACACAAGTCCGACGGTATATCTTGGAAGAGGAGAGCGACAACTCCCACTTTTCAGATAGCGAGATCAATGATTATCTGAATCAGGCCGTGATGTTCTTAAGCACGCAGATGGAATGGCCGACTCAGATTGACACCGCCACGGCTGTTCAGGATCAGGCGTTGTACGGTCTGCCGTCTGATTTCATTGCCCTGATTGACGTTTACCTGGATAACAAGAAACTCGTTATCCTAGAACGCGCCGATTTGGGGCAGATCAGTCCTTCCTGGCAATCCGATCCGTCAGGAATCCCGACGGTTGTTTACAAGGCCGACGTTGCCACGGTGGGACTCTACTTCGCGCCGGATTTCACGCAAGCTGGCAAGACCATTCAGATTCAGTACGTTCACCTTCCCGCCACGCTCGCGCAGGACACAGACGTTCCGGACATTCATACAGCTTTTCAGATGTGCCTGCCGTTCTATGCGGCCTGTCTCTGCGATTACAAGCTTGGAAACGACAAGAAATCCGAGATTCATCTGCAAGCGTTCAAGCGGCATATGGACGCATTAAAGAGTAAACTTCAAAAGTTTTCAGACGATCTGTTGCGTTTCCGCTGGGGCTGGACGTATCCGGAGCGGAACCAATGAGTTGTGGATTTTCAAAGACGAATCCTGTCGGCCAGCCTACCTGGACGAAGGTGACCGTCAATGACGGGGGGTTTGTCCCTCTTTCTGTCGTTCCGACAGGGGAACCGGAGGTAGGGTACGGCGAAGGAGGATATGGCGAGGGCGGCTATGACGCACCTGGCGCGCCTGGGGTATTAGCGGGGACTCCTGACTGGGTTCCTTTGCTTGATATCGATGATCGTTCTACCTACCACGCGTTTGTCATTACTGATTCCAATGATGCTCCCTGGATCATCACGATTCAAACGACAGGAAACCTTGTTTCCACCCAACAGTTTCCGGATGGTGGAACGGTCTTTTATCCCGACACGCTAATTTTGAGGGATTCATCCGGTCTGTATTGGCTTGTGAGCATCTCGACGACTGGCGACTTGACGACGACGCTCACGACGTTTACCGAAGACCGAAGCATTCACTACGCCGACGAAATCGAACTGGAAGATTCCGATTGCAATTCGTGGTCAGTAACGGTACAGACCACAGGGAATCTAGTGACCACACAAGAATGACCGCCGCATTAGAAGATATCAAAGTTATCGACATCGAAGAATGGTTGACGCTTGCGACCGCTCCATCGCCTACGAAACTGAAACAGGGCCAAACCCCGAACGCCAAGAATGTATGGGTGGACGAGAAACCTGGATCGGTCATTACGGCCCCTGGGCTTATTAAGGTCGGAGCTATTCCGTCGGGAAATCCCGTTTCGTTTTGTATCAACTACTTCAAAACCTCAAGCGGAACGCAAACATTTGTGGTATCAGACAATGCGACGGTTTGGACGACGGTTGACTTCCAGAATTTCACGTCCATTATCACGGGCCTTTCGTCTTCTTTCCAGCTTCGCGGCAAAGTGATCCGAGACAAGCTCTGGCTTACGAATGGTTCCGATTCCGTCCGTACCTTTGACGGGACGACCGTTGTGGTTTTAGATGGTTCTGCGGGCTCGCCAACGGTTCCCAAAGGCCGTTATATTGACTATCACGATGAGCGCGTATGGCTTTACCATCTGCCGAGTGCGCGCTCTGAGACTCAGTTCTCGGCTCTGACAGATTCGGCGGGAACCATCATTGCTCCTGACACTGCCAATGCCTGGCCCGCATCCAACACTTTGCAGATTTCAGAGGGTGACGCGGATTTTGGGACGGGGATCATCCTTTACCGTGGGTATCTTCATTTCTTCAAGCAGTATTCGATTTGGCGGCTTGTGGGCTATGACGAATACACCTACACTCGCGTCAAGACCAGAGCTTCGACGGGCACGCGGTTTAACGAATCTGTCCAGATTCTTGATTCGCTTGTCCACTTGATCGGCGTGGATGGTATCTACATTTTCGACGGAGAGGAAACCGAGCGCATTTCAGATATTATTGACCCCGCCACAGCTTCTCAGACGGCTTTTGGTTTCAATCAACTTCAGCAACCCAATACCAATAACAAATTTTGGGAAGTGACTTCCTCCGCCGATTGGAATGCAGGAACAGTTCCTTCTAACGCGTCGATCAATAACCAGCTTGCTTTTGTCGCGGCAGATGACAGTGAAGCTGACTTTGAAGCTGGGGTAACGCAAACCAATATTGATTCGGCAACCGATCCAGGCAGTATCAAACTTGATGTCGGAGACCAATCCAGCTCGTTCATTATCACAAGCGGCTTAACGGGTGTTTTGCCAGGAGCAAATAGTGGTCGACCGTTAACGATCATTGTTGGGAGTGCTTCATATCTAACAGACCAGAATACGGTTAATGCATGCGGATACACAGGGACAAACCCAACGGGTGGTGGGTCAGAGGCTATTTTTGAAGTCGATTTCTCATCTGTAAAAGTCATCAATCAGATTAAAATGGCTTCTGTCGCTTTAACGGGCGGCGTTAATCCGGCCATCAATAGTAATACACAAGTTGACGTGGATACCACGGGATCAAATAACTGGGTGAACGTTGCTAATGGCGGCCCAGGTGCGCAAACTGGCCCTTATGGGCCCACAGATATAACAATTGCGTTTACGAAGGTAACAGCTTATAAAGTCCGAGTACGCATTTCTTTTTCTGGAACACCGAGTCTTACAATGAACGAGATTTACGTCTATAACGCTGGATATGTGCCGACGGGAAAGTTTACATCGAAATTGCTTGATTATGGTACGGCTCCCGCATCATTCGGAAATTTTAATGCAGATTATGATGATAACGGAGAAGCCATTACGTTTTTTACGCAATCATCTGTGGATGGTAGTTCTTGGGATTCAGAAGTATCTTGCACCTCTGGCGGAGCCGTGGGCTCAACGATTAGAAGATATCTCAGATGGGGAGCTAATTTTAATTCATCTACGGGGATTAACAGCCCCGTTATTCGTTCCGCCTATTTGAGCCTTCTTTATGTGTCTGCAATCCATAATACAGGAGGGTCAATCTTTTCGTGGGGACCTTTTGAAGCAGATCGTAATATAGCGGCTCAAACCGTCAACTTCTATTATCGGACAGCGACGACTTCCGGCGGCATTCCTGGGGCCACATGGAATCTGATTGTTCCAGGCGGTATCATTAGTGATTCAGTTGCTAACCAGTATATTCAATTCAAAATAGAAATTTTGGGTGGGACTGCCGTAAATCTTCCAACAGTCACAAGCGTTACGATCAACTGGGTGGTAGGGTCAGGTACACAACAAGCAACGCTTCAAAATGTAGCCTCAGCATACTGGCGAAATCGTTACTGGCTTTCTGCGGCAGGTCCAAGTGCGACGGCTAACGACACAATTTTAGTACGCGGGAAAAAGACATTTGGATCGCCGTGGCAACTCAAAGACTTTTCGCTTCTTTCATTTACGCGGTTTCAGGATTCGCTTTATGCGGGATCGAGCACGAACGGAAACATCTATCAGGTCGACACGGGCTATTCTGAAGCTGGCTCGGCTATTGACGCGTTCTTTGAAACGGGGGACTTCACCTTCGGCGGGTTTTACATCAATCCTATTGAAATCATGATCCAAGTGGAACGTAAAGGTTCCTACAACCTTACGGTTGGTGTTTCGCCTGATGGTGGGCTTACCTGGACGGATTACAATGTCGATTTATCGTTAGTCGCGGGTAAACGAACAAGCATTTACAAGCGTCTCAATATCGCTACGATAACAACCGACCAGATTCGCTTTAGATTAAGAATCAATGCCATAGACGAACCATTTGAAGTCCATCGGTTTGTTTTCTACTACAAGACAGAAACCGCTAGAGGGAGTATCGTATGAGCTCAGTCTTACCGCAACCGACAGTCCAAAAACCAGGCGGATATCAGTCTGAGTCGAATATTTTCAATTCGATCAATGATCTATTCCGGTATTTTCAACCGAAACGTGTAAAGACCTCGCTTTCGAGTCCTCCGCTTGCAAAAGATGTAGGGGAATGCGAGCTTGTAATTGACAAGACAGCACTGCGACTCTATACGAAGATTGATGGAAGTTTACGATATTGGAGTTTGACCTAATGGCACTTTTACCTACGGGATACGATCCTAAGAACTTGGAGGATGTCTTAAAAGGTCAAGCCGGTTCTGCTACGGCAAATTTGACCGATCAGTACGCGCAGAACCGCAAACGGGCAGTTTCACGCGAAGCGGCGAGTGGGCGGTTAATGTCCGGCGTATCGGATTATTCTTTGGGAGACTTAGAATCGAATTTTCAGCAGGGGAAGTCGGGGATTCAAGACCAACTTTCCAATTCTTTGGCGGCTGTTCCAGAGGAAGATTGGCTGAATCAGAACAATTTTCAAAGGTCTTATCAACTTGCAAAGTTGATCGGAAGTATGAACAAACCAAGTACACTTGAAGAAGTGTTAGGTGGTATCGGCAGTGTCGGACCTATGGCCGCAATGACAGCTTCGTTTCTGTAAGGAGAACCTATGGCTCTATATGCAAGCGGCGTAAAAATTGACCCTACACTTTCCGGCACTTTAAGCGGTGTCG